GCCTAATATATCTTCTGAATTCCTAGTGGGTCGGATAGGTCTCATCCAGGAACCTGGTTACAAGCTTCGTGCTGTAGCCAATCCTGGGCGAGTCTTCCAGCAGGCCTTAGGGCCTTTTGGAGATTCGCTGTACAGAACACTCAAGGTTTTACCTTGGGATTGTACATTTGACCAATCCAAAGCATTTCCTGTTTTACAGGAAGCGCTTTCGCGTGGTGATGTGGTTCACTCCATCGACCTGAGTGGTGCGACAGATTACTTCCCATTAGAGCTACAAGTAGCTCTTCTGAAGAAGATCTATCCCCATTCAGTGGTGGACTTATTCTCTGAGATTTCTCAGGGAACATGGGAGATGCCTGACGGAAGTCAAGTATCTTGGAAACGTGGCCAACCGTTGGGTCTTTACCCTTCGTTCGGTTCGTTTGCACTTACCCATGGAGTCCTCCTCCTAGGGTTGTTGAACAAACCATTTAATGGTGAGTTCTTCGTCCTAGGTGACGATGTTGTGATACTGGACAGAAACTTGGCCTCAGATTACTTAGCTTTGCTAAGTAGCCTTGAGTGCCCTGTTTCTGAAACCAAGACTATTACCTCAAACTCACTTTGTGAGTTTGGTGGTAAGGTGATTACCCGTAATAGGATAATCCCCCAATATAAATGGAGAAACGTCTCAGACGATTCTTTCATTGATATTGTTCGTAATCTTGGTCCCAGTTCTGTTAAACTCCTTAGATCCCGCCAAAGGAAGGTGGTTCAGCGCTTAGCGCCGATTCCCACTTGCCTAGGTGGTTTCGGATGGAACCCTGATGGTGTGCCTCTTGAGATTCGTCTCAAGGAAGCGTTCCTATGGGAACCAAAGGAGCCTAGCAGTCGGCTGACGAGCTATACGGGCATTAGCATCAGAAACTTGTTCAGTTCTGAAAGCTATACCAGTACATTGAAAGATCAACCAGGTTTGGTTTGTTCTCTCAATGCTGATCTCGACCAGAGATCAGAAGCTCTTACCAAGAGTATGTTATCCCCGGCACTTGTGCCGTGGACTCATATTCTTGGGAAGAACCTAGATGAGGTATTCACAGCCCAATTATTGGATTGTGATTTGCCTATCCAGGCCAGTCGGAACTCTGCCTCCACTCTCACTATGTGGGAGAGGAAGTTGGGTACCACTAAGGAAGATCAACTACCCTAATGGAG